TGCGCGAGTAAGGCAAGCTGAGTTCTATCCGCGCTGGGAAGTTGAAGGCCCTAGGACTGGCTGGGTCATTCTTGTAGATGACGAGTAAGCTAGTTTTTTATTGATTTGGCATGACGGTTCTGTGTGACTGGGAGATCAGGGCCAGATGCGAAGGAAGTCAAATGATTGTTCCTTTTGATGCAAGTCTTTTAAACCCAGCAAGTTTAGATGTACTGCTTGGTGAAAATTTAATGATTGAAACGATGCACCAAGAGGAGTTATTGCGTTTTGACATCTCCGATCGAACAGAAGATAATCCGTACAAACTTCTCCCCAACCACTTTTGCTTGGCTGAGACACGTGAGTTGTTTAATATCCCCGACGATATCAGTGCTCAATTTGTACTCAAGTCAAGCCGTGCCAGGAGTGGCATTGATCATCTTCTTGCTGGTTGGATCGATCCAGGATTTCATGGAAGTCGATTAACGCTTGAACTAAAGAATGTTCGTCGTCATCATAGTTTGCCATTATGGCCAGGAATGAAAATTGGCCAGCTAGTTTTCCATTCTATGTCAAACGTTCCAGTGCATAGTTATCGTGAAACTGGCAATTACAATAATC